AATCCTTGATTGTAGCCATATATCCGTTTAAATTCTGAAATATCTGCCACTCCTTTATTTAAAAGATTATTACTTAATTCTTGTGAATGAGTTTTAATTTTATTTTTTATTGCTCGAAGTAATTTCTCCATATGTCCTTGCAATTGATTTTAAAGTATCATCAAAAGATTTGTTTGATTTTTTAGAAGCCATCGCGAATAATTTAGGTTTTAAAACTTTAATAGATAATTTTTTATTTTCCAGAAATTTTTTAGCTTGTCTAATATCTTCTCCCTTTATGCTCATTTTTTTCTATCTTGTTTTTGTGCTACTCGTGCAGCTTTCTCAATGACATCAGCTTTCGCTAAAGCATCTTGTCTATTTTGTGTTCTTTCATCTTTTTTCTCTCCGGCTTGGAATCTTTGTTCCCTAATATCTAAATCTCTTTTCTTTAATTGAAGACCGCCTAATTTAACTTGTGTATCGACATCTTGTTTTTGTTGCTCAGGAGAAGGTGGTTGTTGTTGCATTAAAGCTTGTGCTGCTTGTGCTGCTGCAGCTGCAATTTGATTTTCTTGTTGAATAGGTATTTCTTTTGATGGTTTATCTTCTAATTCTTTATTATATTCCCCTGAAGAAATAGGAGCTTGAGGTGACTGTGCTTGCATTTGTTGTTGATATAAAAATGCCATATGTTGACCTAAGTGAGCCATCATAGGAGCATAAAGAATTTTCATTGCTTCAGGATTTCCTCCAAAACGAGGATCAACCATAAATTGTTGGTGAACTGTTATATGAGCAGCTTGATCTTGATCTTTAAAAGCTTTAATTGGATCACCATTTAGAATTGCCATATTCTCAGAGACAGGATCCCTTCTTGGTGTATCTTCATCTTCGATAAGTAAGTTTTCATAATCAGGAATATTTAACGATCCTAAAAAGCGTCTAGTGGCTTCTTTAACATCTACGATATTAGGAGTAGCTTGTGCAATTTGTAAACCAGTTTGAGCTAATGCAATTCTTTGAGCTTGAGAAAAAATATTAGGATCTGATACAGGAACAACATTAATATTCGCATCAAAATCTTTTCGTCTTATTAATTTCTTTTCTCCAATTACTTCATAGGGATATTCTTCATCTAGATATTCTCCATTTAATCTATAAATTAATTGAAATTCCCTTCCCTGAGCTTGATGAACTCTTTTATGAATCGCACTAAAGACTTTAGATCCTTGTTCGATTAAAGCAATCGTTGTTCCAACTGGACCTGATCCTGCAGAGTCACCAACCATCGCGTCTGCGATAGAAGCAAAACGTCTTCCTGATTCTGACATCATTCCTAGTAATTGAAGTAATGTTTGTGAAGGTTCTTTAAAGGGAAGTGGAACAAAGCTCTTTCTTAGATCATCACCATAAGCTTCGACCTCGACCCATTCACCTGGAGAGATTTGAATATCTCCTCCTTCTATTCTTGCTCCTTTAGCTCTAAATCCTCCTTGTAGATTTGAGAAAGCTGCAGAATCCAATAAAGCTCTTAACGCACCCGTACTCGCGTGTTGTAGACCGCCGATCATATGAATTAAACCAAAGCCATAAAAACCTAAACCAGGAAGATATTTATAATGAACAAAATAAGTTCTCTTTTTCATTAATTCATCTCCTTCTTCCCAATTTCTTCGAATTGCTAAAACTTGTCGTGTGTCATAATCGATTGTAACTATATAAGGAAGTCCTAATCCATTCTTATCTTCATCTAAGTCATAATCGATATGAACTTCTAAAACTGTGTGAATTTGATCAGCCATTGAAGGACTTATTCCTTCTAGACGTTGTAATGTTTTTTGAACAACATCTTCAGAGGTAGCATTATATCCTCTTTCTTTTGTTAAAGGAACTTCTCGATAAAGTCCTGAGACCATATATTTTTTAATTTCATTTACTGAAAGTTTCATTACTTGCGTATAACGTTCAGACGCAATTAAATCTGTATTATTATTAGAAATAACAAAATCCTCTGCGGGAATAAATTTAGCACAAATTCGATCTAATGTATTATCAAAATATACTTTTTTAAAAGCACTTCCTGCTAAAGATAAATAAAATAAAAGCTGATCAAGTTCATTAAAATAATCTGGAATCTGTGTAGTAACTTGAAAGTTCATAAAGTCTTGAACTCGTTGAGATTGATTTTGTTTCTTCTCTGTAGCTTTTCCAATAATTTGAGTTTTTACTGGACCTTGAGCTGGAAATAATTCAGAGATAGCCCGAGCTTGAAATTGTGTCGCTGCCTCTGCGAGTAAAGGATGATGAACTCCTGAAGCACCAGGAAAAGGATCTTGTCGATCTTCGACAACGACCCCTAACATTTTTAAACCTTTAGAGTATTGATCTTCCCAATTCTTTCGTGAAGATTTATCATCTTCATAATATTTAATTAAATCATTTGCTAATTTTCCTAAAACAGGCTTTTCTAACTTTTCTGCTAGATTACCATAGAATTTATCCTCAAGAGGATTTACCCACTCGTCCTCACGTCCTGCTACTTCCACTTTAACATCTTCACCTTTATCGTTCTTATATTTAAGTGGTTTTTTTTCTAGATTTACTTCTATTTCGGCCATATTTTTTCTTCTTCTTTTTTTGAGGTTTAGTCATTATCTTAGGAAAAGAAGCTCTCATTAACATTAAATAACTCTTTTTTTAGCCATAGTTATACTTCACTTTTTTATTTTTCTTTTTTGCAAGGCGCCTGGCTTTCTTTTTACCTTCTTTTGTATATGCAAATTTTTTCTTTCCTACTTGTGGCATATATTCTCCTTTAAAAGCTATCTTAACTTGTTTTTAGGTAATTTGGAAACAAAAAAATATTTATCGTCCTTGTCCCTTATAACGTTTTCTATGATTTTTTTTATTAGGAGATTTTGAATGACGCCCTGGTCTTTTTCTTCTTGTTTTATCACGATAGGTATTAACGCCGTAAAGTCCTTTAGCCACCTAGCCTTGTAGAGCAAAAAGTTCAGCGTCTATATGAGAAGTATCTTCTCCCTTACTGTCTAACTCTTCCTTTAATAGTTTAAGTTGCAAAATACGACTTTTACTTAAATCAGCTGTTAATTCTCTATCTTTTGATTGTCCAGAGAAATAACCATCTGTATCTATATCTTTCGCTTGTGATGTATTAGTAAATTCTTCTCTTGCCATAATTATGCTCGTTTTGCTTTTGTTGGACTTCCTATTATTGGAACATTTTCTGATTCTGAAAATGATGTATTTGCAGGATTCGTATGAGTAAATCCTAATTTTTTAGCATTATCGACACCTGCAATTCTTTCAGTAGCTCCAGTAGATGCTTTAGCCACAGTTGTTACTCCACCATTTCCTCCTGATTTCGTAGAACGATTTGCTGGAGCTTTATGATAATAAGCGCCCGTTCTTAAATCTTGTCTTAATCCTTTATGTTCAGTCGTAGTACTTGTCTTTTTCATTGTTGCTTTATTAATTAAAGCGCCAGCTAGTGTATAATTTAATGCTGGATGAATTTTTCCTACAGTCGTAGTTTTTTGATATGCTTTCTTTTCTTTTTTATTCATCAAATCTGGATTTTGATTTGGTCCAAGACTTGATTTAGACATTGCTGCTTGATGATCTTTTTGTGCTTTTCCGTATCCGTATGGCATAATTAACCTTCTGGTGGAATATAAGGATTAGGAATATCGATTTCTCTAACTTTAGATTTTCCTTCTTCGTATCCTTCATCGTCCACTTCTTGTAATTTCTTTTTTGAAGTAAATCCAGATGCTATCTTTATTCCGCCCCAAACATTTTTAATTTTCTCTTTAAGAGTAATGTGCACCTCTCCCTTATGCATAATACCTAACCTTTTTTGAACCCGTAAGTACCTTTTGGTTTACGAGTAGCTTTAGCGATTGTTCGACGTTTTTTAAATGACATTTTCTTTTTGCCATGTGTAGCACTTAACTGCTCATCTTTTCTCGCGTTATAGCCTTGTTTCTTCATGTTGCCTCCTTAATCTTTATTTGCTTTAATTAACTTCTTAACATCGGATTCTGATACAGGATATAAATCTTTAGAAAGCTTTTTAATCATTTTTAAATTTTCTTTATTAAAGCTCTCTTTAAACTTTTTTTTATCTGACTTACTTATTTTTTCTTTATTTCCTGCTACTCTAGCCATGTTTTTTACCTATTGCTTTTGCTTTCGCATAGCCTTTTGCTTTATTCTCGTTTGCTTTCTTTTTCTCATTAGCTTTTACTTGTGTACCGAGCGCACCCACTGATTGTTGAATATCGTGCCATTCATCAGAACCTAAAGGATCTGACGGCTCAAGAAGAGGTGGATTACGTTTTGTCATAATTAACCTTTTAATTTACTAATTATAAGTTTATTAGCTAAAGCAAATCTATTACTTTGAATCTTTTTATGAAGACCTGGTGCACCACCTTTAGAAGTTACTTTTTTACCAGCCTTTTTTTTCTCGTCATATACTTTTGTCGCAAGATCCGCAAGAAGTTTCATAATTAACCTTTTAATTTACTAATCAAGTGTCGATTAACAGA